GGCCTGCCTTGCGTGCACGGCCAACTGTTTCTACGGTCGGCCATGTGGGTTACGGAGATGCGCCACTCCCCGTGGGGTCAAACCCTCGCGCGACCGACGGCCAGCCCAACCCTCCACGGCTGAACCCTTACAGGGCGGAATTGGCTTTGGCTGACGATCAACCCATTGGCATTTTTCAGTCGTTGCGACTGGCTGCTACAGGTGAACTTTTCGGCGGCGAAATCTTTTCCACAGTCGTTGCTGGCCCGAGTGGGCCGCTAGTGCTGCGTTTTGATGGGGAAACTAGACCCGTGTGCTGCGAGGAGGCTGAAGAAAATGGTGCTGCGGACGACATCACGTTCACAGCGGAGCCACCGCAACCTTGCACTCAGGGACAGTTTTTGGCGCATGCGATAGGCGAGATGACAAGTAGGATTGATGTGATGCAAGAACAAGTGGACGCCCTCAATACTCTTGATCAACTGTTCCAACAGCAAAAGCCTGAAACCCCTACACCGATTTTTGTTGCAAGCAGTTTCAAGCCTTTCAACTTCGACTTTCAAACTCAAACGGACCTTCCCTGCGCTGGACCGACATGTGTTGAGGAGTCGGGTTGTGCTGGAGACCAATTATTTCAACAGCAAAAGCCTGAAGAACCTACAAGTTTTGTGCCCCGCGTACGCCCAGCACCGACTGCACCGATCTTTGTAGCAAGCAGTTTCAAGCCTTTCAACTTCGACTTTCAAACTCAAACGGACCTTCCCTGTGCTGGACCGACATGTGTTGAGGAGTCGGGTTGTGCTGAAGACCTTCCGCCTTTTCCGCGATTCACTTTCCGAGCACGACCAGAAACACCTGTGGAAGTTTGTGCCGAGTTGGGTTGCGTGGTGGATTCAGAGCTCTTTTCAAGTCTTGTACCCCGCGTACGCCCAGCACCAACTGTATCCATTGCTGCCAATTCTCTGCCGTTCACGCCCGTTTTCGGTGTTGCATCGATACCTGCTGAGTGTGGAGACAACCAGCGGTGTAATGTCAGTCTGCGGTACGGATGTGAACACCAGTCTCAGTTTGACCTGCCTTGCGAAGACAAGGCTTGTGGACCTGACGGGTATTCAGACGCTTGCGTGGGGGACGACTCGGTTTTCCCGCCTTGTATGGATGCAGTTGTGCGTGCCCCACCCCCCCGGGTGCGGGTGCAGAGACGAAACGTTGAAATTCAGTGCAAGTTCAGCAGACTTAACAAAAGCGTTGGTGAACGACTTTCGGTCAAAGACGCCTCTGCTGGACACAGTGTTGGCTCTCTTGAAGGCCCTGAACCGCGCAGTGTTTGTGCGTTGCCAGAAGACACCACTTTCGGCTTCTTGGGGACACGCAGCAGCTACTTTAAGTTCGTCGGTGCTCTCAACGGTGAAGAAGGCTTCGTACATGACACGAGCAAGTTGCCCGCGTACATCGAAGAAAACCGGAAATTGTACGACGAACTTCTTGGCTTCCTGGAGGAACAGCAACCCACGGAGTTGGAGGCACCATGTTCTGCAATCAGAAGTGCGGTCGCTATCAGCTGTGCCAATGCCAAGGAGCGGGAAGCCATTCCAAGGCCAAGTGTACTTGCTGATTTGCGGTGCTGTGAAGCAGCGGCGCGGTCTGAGCTGGCCAATTCCTGTGCTACAGAGTCAAATCTGCTCTACAGTTCGTTCTATGTTGTTCTGACCAATCATGTCGTTCAAAACAAGAAACGAAGCGCAGCTGCCGTGGTCCATTCTCTGGAAACGAAACCCAAATGGGTGGCCAAATCTACGGGAAAAGGGCTCGAAGGGCCAGTTCCGGGCACTTCGCCCTTGGACTTCGCCAATGCTGCCGCTGCTTTCTTTTACGCAAAGCCGGGGAACAACTATGCTCCTGGGTTGCACCAAGGGTACTTGGCACGCGGCGCGGGCAACTCCACTTACTTTGTGACCCGGCGACACCAATCCACTGGAGTGGATGTGGTGGCAACTGATGTTGTAAGCTCGACTTACAAAGCAGTGCTAAGACTTTACCGCTCTGCTGCGTTTTACGAAGTCAGCATGTCAGTGGTCAAAAACAAAGCTCATTACTTTGCAGATGATACAGACAAAGTGGCCTGGTTGGTGACTGTACCCAAGGACAACGAGGTGCTTGTGGGGGCTTTCAGACGCTTACCGATGCTCAAGCTGTCTATGGTCGAGGTTGCCAATGGCGTTCTTTCCGCAGCTTGTTGGCATCCAAACGAGGAAGTTGAAATTTGTTGCGAGGATACAGCAGTTGGTGCACTAGATCTCGCACAGTTTTATGCAGGCAAGTTCGTGGTGCACACGGGGCTGGGGGTAGACCACGGTCATTTGGTGGGAATTCGTACGAGCACCCAAGATGGATGCTGCAGGTGTCTGTGGGTCGACCAGCTCGGAAAAGCTGTTGCGGGCCACAGGTATGCAATGTACAATGGTTACCCAGGAGCTGATCGCGAATTCAGCATTTTGCCACAATTTGCTGCTGCACCAGCCCTCAACGTCGGGAAGAGACAAATTGTCTTCGACCGACAAGAGCTGCGGGAGATGCTGCGCCTGCAAGGGCCCCTCGTCAGACTCCCGAATGTCGCGCCACTCTACGCACCGCGCAACGTGTTTCACACTCCAAAGATTGGGGTTGGGAGTTTCCAAGGACTCATAAAACCCAAGTGGGTTTTTATGAAACCTGGGATGCACTACTTGTTGAAAGAGCTGGCAAAATTCGGAGGTGAAGCCGCGGTCCGGGCGCCGAAAGAACTTCTGCAACAAGCGTGGAGACATGTGACGACTGCAGATTCTGCTGAAACAAGTGTTGTTTGGAGGAAGCCAACCCGTGAAAGCGTTGGTGTGGTGGTACAAAGCCTGCTCACTCTCAATGCGGAAGAAAGGTCGCCCTCTGCTGGTCAAACAATGCCGGGAAAAAGCCACAAAGATTTCTTCGAACATCTTGCTGCGCAACATGAGTCTGGAGACCCTTTGGTTGCTGGTGTGGATTATTTTCTGCAGTTCCTTTCAGATCTGGAACACTTTGTGGAGTCACAAGGTGAGTCCGGAGCGACGACAACGGTGTTGAATTTTTACACGTGGAGGGTGCAGGGCAAGGAGGACAGGTACGATTTTCGCGCCAAGCTGCGCAAAGGAGATGCCCGTTCCATACAAGCCCCCAGTCTGGAAATGAAATTCCTCTGGAAGCTACTTATGGGGGTGTCGGATTCTTTGTGGAATGAAGTGCCCAATTATCGAGTTGGTTGTAATCCCGACAAGGAAATTGGACCCTTGGCTGACGTGTACCACACTGCGGTTGGGGTGTCTGCCACCGATGTCACCGGATACGACCGAGACATGTCGTCAACACTGATGGATACTTTCTTCCAACTGTACTTGCCTGCCTGCTGCATCGGAGCACCGCCTTGGATTTGTGAAGCCCTGCGGGATTCTACTGTGAACTCTGTACTCGTTTTGCCTGATGGCACTAGAGTGCAGAAAGATCATGGGAATCCTTCTGGATTTCCCAACACACTACGGCTGAACTCCGTCATTTTGCGTGTGTGCGAGACCACCGTTTCTTCGTACATCCTCGGCTGCACCCCAGAAGAACTCGAAGAGCATCGGTTTGGGGAATACTGCGGCGACGATTCTCGAATCTGGGCCCTCACTGAACGCGGCAAGGAGTGCCTCGGCGAGAATCCCATACAAGTGTGGGAGAACTTCTTTCCGTGGCATGTCAAAGACGAAGGTCTCTACATTTTTGACCAGGAAAGGCCCCAACACTTGCAGTGGGAACACGTTCCACTTTTTATTTCTCGTGGGATCTGGGAACTTGACGGCAACACTTTTACACCCCTGGTGCGACCAGACAGAGTGTTGTCGAAGTTGCTTTTTCAAACAAATGATGAATATGAGGCGGAGCGAGTTTACGGGTCTCTTCTTTCCATGTGCCACTTGGTCTTGCTGCACTGCTCAGGTGAATGCTACGTTCCTGCAGTCGATGAAATCTGCAGAATGCATCCTCACTTGCCAATGCAGGATTTCCTGCGAAGGGTGAGTGTGCATGCTGCCTCATACGTTCAACTTGCCAAGCTGGAGGCGGTTACCCCCAACCTGGAAGGAACAAAGAAGGGTGGCATGAAGGGAAAACGCAGGACACAACTGGGAGGTGCGGCCAAGAAAAAATTGACGAAGCGGTTTTCGAGTGACGATGACTATCGCACGTGGACAGAAATCATCCGGACGCAAGGGGCGGAAGCAGGAGACGAGTACATTTTGCAGCTTGCGGAGAAAGGTTCCTACAAGTTCGACAGACAATGGGCAACCGAGTCGCGGTACGGGGAAGACGATGACATCGAGGATGTCGCTGAACGGTTCTATCGCAACGAGCGTGATGATCACGGGCGGTATACTGCTGGGGACCACTATGATGCCGGCGCAGAAGATCGCAGAAGGGAGCATGAGCAACTCACGGTGGTCCGAGCTCGATTTTTGCGTGAAGTGCGAATGGGGGCTTATTCACCGTCCGACACCCAGCGCCGCATCATGCGGCGTGGAGGTGGGGGCAATTGAACACTGAGTGCTTGGGCACACGGCTCTCGCCGTGCGCCCGTGTGTGTGTGTTTCTGTCCCTTTCTTTGCAAGTGAACTCTACTCTTTCGGCGCTGTTGACTCTGGGTTTTCTACTTCTTCTTTTCTTTTGCGGTTTCTTTCTTCTTCACGCGACGGAATTTGCGCTAGTTTCTGGTTCGGGGCTATGCGGCACCAAAGTCTCTTTTCTCGATTCATTTTCTCAAACAAAACTAATCATGCCGAATGACAAGCCAAAGACAAAGAACCAAAAGCGAAAGGTCCGACTGGGAAAGTCTGCGCCTTCGTCTCGCCAATCTTCCAACCGGTCAAACGCCTCTCGACGCTCATCCGGGCACAAAGTCAAGCGAGCCGAAAGCATCAAGCAGTACTTGCCTAAGTTGCGGCCGATTGCTGGCTCAGGACACGCTACTGCTGTGGCGAGGGCTGTGGCACTACCTCTTAATTATGGTGCCCGGCTCCCAGACACGTTCGCAAATATCGTAACGTCCACCGCCAACCCTTTTGAGGTTTGGACGGTGGATTTTTCGCAACCAGTGAACCCAGCAGCGGCGTCTTCCACACCTTTCAGCCAAGGCGGCTTCTTTGCCGCCATGTCACGAGACCCGCTTAACGCACTCATTGTGAGTCTGTTCAACCCAGCGACAGATGTGTACATCTACAGCACGCAGTACTATTCTGCAAGCGGTGGATTTGACATATTTGGCGCGCTGTACCCTACCATTGCCATACCGCCAGAGCCAACCGGCGTCAACGTTGAAGTCGGTTTCACTATAGCGTGTGCCAATTGGAAAACAGGCCCCAAGTCCTATGGGCAGGTGCAGTTCGGGAAGCGGGCGGTGGCAGGACACGCTCCTGACAGTCTACGCTTTCTGTGGATAGACGCATCGGTCGTCAACTCCACATACGTGGATTTTCTGTTTTCGAGCGACCCCCAGGGGGCCATCCTGCTACCGGCGTCTGGCGGCGCTTTTCAAGGCACGCTCACCACATATGTTTATGATGGGGACTCCGTGCTTGTGGATCACGTCACCAACGTTCTCACGACCCTCAGTGGTTGGAAAACAACTTTGACCTTGCAATCCAGTGCGTACTACGCGTTTGCGTACAACGGCTGCCCCACCGTGTCGTATACAATCTTCGCAACACTCAGTGTCATCGGCACCATGCCTGTGACCCTCGCTCATCTGCCCATCGCTGGTTTTTCGGACCGCCGGGCTGACATCGAGCAAGTGCGTGTGATCGGCAAGAGCTTGATGCTCTCGCCGAACAGCGCTGAACTAGCGAAGGGTGGTGTCATTGCGGGGCTGCAGCTACCTTCGCAGGAGCTTCCAACGTCACTCGTCCCATTCAGCAGTTCAACCAACGCTACCACAGCCGTGCTGGCGCGTGCTGGTTGTGATGGAAACGTGAGATCTCTTGACTTTTCTCAAGGGATGTACGCTTTTCACAGCCCAACCGCGTTAGGCGACTTTGATTTTCGAACGCCGTTTGCCTACGGACCACGCATCTCACCCAGCGATGCGAGTACGCGGCCGACGCCAACCGATTTCATCAGTTGGATTAAACCTGCCGGAGGGTGGGTGGTGATGGCACTCCAGACCGCTCCGCCGGTGCTCGGGAATTCAGGCTTCCCGGGCGGGTTGGTAAGGCTCACGACGGCTTCGGCCCTCGAGTTCCAAACCAGCTCGCTCTGGTATGCACTGCGATCCCCGAGCCTCAACACCCTAGCGGTCGATGAGCTGATGTCCATGTTGGCCAACGTGGAGCAGTTTAGTGAAAATCCTTTTCACTTCAGCGACATCAGCCGGTGGATCAGTCGCAACGCTAACACACTCAAAAAGGTGTCGAACATCGCGTCGCATGCCCTTGGCGTGTTGTTTCCAGAAGGACGCGGTGCTTTCAAAGCAGTTGATGATGCACTACAAAGACTTTGATGCGAACCAGTGAACGAACGCACGGCAATTTGCCACATTGCCTGCAAAACCGACAGTGGCCTTGCGACGGCAAGTAAAACGCGGCCCCTTGTGGGTTCACCTGGTCTAGGGACCACCAGGTGTGATTGGCCGTCCCCCTCACGCTTAGCGAACGTGTTGTATCACAGCTCTGGCTCGCCGCGCGCCAGTACAAAGCGGCCCCTCCCCTTTGGAATGCCATGTGTGCTTCGGCACTGGGTGCAAGAACTGGTAACTTTTGCACTTGCTCCCCAGAGGAGGAGGGTACAGTACCCGGGCCTGACGATCCGGGGACAACCAGTCCATGTGGGCCTTGGAGAAGCCCACATGTAGCG